AGTTTCAGGTTAGGGCTAGGCTTCGCTGTGGTCTTATATAACAGGCGTCTCACCCATTTGGACGTTAACTACTCGCGCTTATTTTAAGAGCCTTAATGCAATGTCTAATCCAACAGCTCTCCCAATATATCTGACAGGCTCCTATTGGGAAGGAGTGGAAAAACGCATGAGTACGCTCTGTCGTCTTATTTGTGGCAAGGCATCTCACCTCACAGGAAGTTTCATTTATCTATCAAGGCTCATCCACTTCTAACGAGAGCACACGGGGTTAAGACTGTTGAGCAAATATTGATGGAGCAGCACCAGGCGCACCAGCAGGCATTACTTGGCTAGGCATACCGCTTTTCACACCAGCTGGAACACCTTTTACTTTGTTACGAGTAACACCAAGATTTTTATCCAACCATTTTTGTTTGAATACTGGCGAATCAGATTCAGCAGTAACTTCGACAGTTGTAAAACCATCAGAAGTACGGAATGCTTTATCAACTTCATTCTCATCACGAGTTTCACCAGAAGGTACATAATCGCCTTGACCATTCTGTACGTTTTTATCAACGGTTTGTTTAATAACACCTAGAGAAATATGTGCATTTGTTAAGTCAGTAATAACTGTTTTTTCTACAGGCACTTCTGTACGTAAATCGTAGTCATAAAGCTTGACCATTTTTGGTTCCATTGCACATTGACCAATTTCTTTAGCTACTGATAAAAGAGCGATGTCATTCATGATGGTAAAGCCAGGAAGATAACGTTTCTTATTTGTCTTTTTATCGACATAATAATTATTGTTGCCTTTGACATCACCAGAAGCTACCCATTGCTGAGTTTTAAGTTGTTCACCGTTAGCACCTTTAAGATGCATATTCATGCTCATAGCACCAGTGTTTTTTGAATAATCGATATAAGCAACTTCAATAGTGAAGTCGTAGACATTAGTATCAAGTACTGAGTATCCACCAATAACATCACCATCTTTTTCGATTGTATTGTCTGTTTGTAAGTTTTCTAACATTGTTTTTTACCTTTTTGGTTTAGTTAAACAAGAGACTGCGCGGAGCGCAGTATTAACTCTCGTAATATTCATGCAAGCGGTTAATAACCAACTGTGCATCATTGTCGGTGTATGTTTCGTTTGTTTCCCACATACCTATACTGTTACGTATTCTTTCATTTGTTGTTGATTCAGTAAGTTTGGTTTGATATACGTACTTAAATCCAAGAGCTGTATCTTCTGACGTTATATTTAATAAATCAGTATCATATTTTTCTAGGTCTTTAGTACGAACTTTCTTAGTAGCAATTATTGCGCTAAAGAAAGACTCTATACCTACGTTCATTAGTGAACCTTTCACTTTAACCATAGTTTCCATGGTCATTTCTTTTTCGTTTAAAATATCCATTGTATGAGCCAGGAAGATTACGTTCTTTGTAGAAGCAGCCACATACTGGCTCATAAGTGTTTTAAAGAACTGTGCGTAATCACCCCATGCTTTCATGGTGTTTGTAGCAGGCAAGACGTACACGCTTTCGTACATATCCATCATATATGTCAATGTATCGATAACGATGGTATGTATTTCTGGCATTCCTTCTGCTGCTGTTAATGCCTCTTTAACTTGTTCTGGATCAGTCACGGTGTACTGATTGAACTTGGTTCTAAACGGCAGTTTTTTATTGTTTTCACAATTAAGGTACATAACACCTTCGGGTTTTTCGATATTACGTAAAGAAGCACTTTTACCAGTAGCCGATTTACCACATATCAAAATAAGGTTGTCATTTGTTTTTTCATTCATACTTGTATTCTTCCTATAGTCCTTCGACTTACATTAAATTTCTTGGCTAAAGAGGCATCACTAAACTCTTTAATATATTGTTTATACTTTTTTCTTTCGATTTTGCACTGAGCAATAATCACTGCATCTTCTTCTGTTAATATTTTTAATTTAGGCTCTGGCATTTACGCTACCTGTTTAGTTGAGTCTCTTTTTGCAATCGCTTTTATGGTAGATACCATAATTGTTGTATTGATTTCATCTTCAGGAAGTCTTTCTTTAAGTTTATTGTTGAATGACAATAACGCACTACGGACAGCTTCAGCTGTACAGCCATTATCTACAAGACAGAAAGCATATCGGATGAATTTATTAGAACGGTTGCCATTAGCCGTATTAAGGAAAAACCATCTTTCCATATTAGTCATAGCATCATTATCTAGCACCTGTTTAGTCTGCTCTTCTTCTTTACGTGTCTGAGGAATAAACAAAGTAGCGTCTAATAACTTGCCTTCGGTGTACTCATAAGTACCAGGATGAGATTGCCATTTACGGGAAATATCTTTTGTCTGGTCATCAACAGTAAACGGCAACCATGCAAATACATTCTCCATAAACTTACTGTATTGCTCACTGTTTAATTTAACCATGTGCGTTAACGGTAAGATGATACGAAAACGATTATTAATATCTGAATGACGTTTAGTGGTAGCAAACATACATTTGTAGTCACTTAATAATTCTTTAGCAGCTTTTAATGATGTTCCTGTATCAATGTCGAGTACTACAAGATTAAATCCTTGTACGGCATTTTCTTTAGTTCTATGCCCATCAATGAAATTATGTGCTGTATAGTGATAGCCTTTAAGACATACTACTTGGTGTAAGTCAGTAAACTTAGCGACATCAGCAATATATTTGTAAGCTATATCAGTACTGTAAGAAATACGTACTTTATCAATATCAGTTACATCCATAGATTCACCAGTGATGAACTCGATGTTCTGATCGTATGTTTTTTTGATGATGATATTATTCTTGTAACCGTAAGCAACCGCTAGATTCATCATTTCACTTTTAGCAGCTGCAGAACCAGTGTAAAACTGTAAGTCTTCTACCAGGTCAGCTTGTGTTACTTCATGACCAACATTAGCAAGGTACTTAGCCAACTTCACATAATTACGTTCTCTGTTTACAATTTGTGCAAATGCTTCACCTGATTCTTCGGCAAGTTTTATTGCACTGTATAAATGTTCTTCTGTAATCTCATGACTACCATCAACAAATGCGTAAGCACCAGATACTTTCATAGCTTTAAAATATCGATGTGATACTTCTGCTTTTTCTATTTCTTGATGGTCTTTCATCTGGTGTGCTATTTTATGGCATCTTTGCATGTACTCAATACTGAGTAAGCTAACTTTTTTACTCATGGTTAATGTCGTACCAAAGTTAACTTCGTTAGCAAGTCTGCCTAGCTGATTAGAGATATCTGTTATAAATGAAGACGATGTACTATCTGTCATCATGTCATAAATTTCATCAGGAGACATTTGCGTACAGTCTATTGATGATGTGGTATATCCAAAGAAACATCTACGGGCATAACCAATTAATAAGAAGGCGTAAAACTCAGTTTCTTCTTTGCCACCGTTTTGCATTTGTGATGCTGTGCCATACAACATCATATTGGTTGGAGTATTACCATCGATCTCGACCAGGTGTTTTTGGTCAGCAGTATTTTTAGTTAATTTACGTTTGATTTTGCCTACATCATATAATTCAAGGAATGAATTAAGAGCTTCTGTACTACCTAACAGGTTACTGAATATTTCATCAATCTCCATATTCAGTGAGCCTGCTTTAGCCATAAGTAATCTATGACGTAATTGTTTAATAGCAGGAGCTGTACCACTGTCAAAAGAGAAATATAATTCACCTGTTGAAGAAAACTCTGAATTTACTTTATCAAGTGATTCTTCATCAGTGATGTTATCTATAACGGCTCGTTTACAAGCCAATTTAGCAATGTTCTTTTCACTGATTTTTTTGAATGTTTCGTTAGTAAAGCGGTCTTTAAACTGATTAATAACGTGCTCTTCAATAATATTAGTAGATAGACCTTTACCATTACCTGAAGGAGCTAAATTGATTGCATACATACTCACAGGTATAGTGCCTCTGTCATGCGTTTTAATATCAACACGCATCATCGATGCCATCTTGCAGAAGTAGTACGCTACCAATATACGAAAGAATGCTGGATCTGGATTCAGTGTTTTGCCCTGTATCACACTAACTATCTTTTCAGATAGTTTATGGTGCTCAAGGTCTTTTATGTCTCTCATGATTTAAATATCCTGTTGTATTGCGACTGAGTTTTATTCAGGTCGTAAGTTTTATTAAGGTATACAACCAAAAGTTTTTTAGTAGGAATATCTGTATCTTGTATACGCCCAAATGACATCCATTCATCGTAATCAGAACGTATGGCATATCTAGTTGCTTGGTTTAATTTTGTTTTATCTGGTTTTTTACGTTTATTTGTAGGTTCTGGTTCGTCCTCACCAAATAATAGGGTGCAGCTATATTCATAAGCTTCTTCTATCAATTTAGGGGCGAGTGCTATCAGTCCTACTTTTAGGACTTGTTTCATCATGATTAGGTGTACCATTTAAATTTGATGGATATTTACGATAAGAGACTTACCGCGCATAGGGATTACTAATTTTGTGGGGGTAAGGAATTTACCCGCTTTTTTAATAGCAGAATACATCGTCATACTATGACTCCAAGTTGTGTTTTGTGATTTAGTTTTTTCTTTTTATTATTATTATTAGAGCGTTAGTAAATTATGTTCGACTAATAACTTAGCCTGGTGACATATTTCATTTACGTCACAATATTTACAGCGCATTACAACACCAGGAACTTTTACAACAACGCCTACATTGCCGTCTTGAGCAAGTCGTTGATAGGCTTCACCTTCAGTATTAAAATTCTTAGTTGATCTAGCTCGTTTGGCTGGATTCTTATAATATTTAAATATGTCAGGTTTCTGCCACAGTTCCTGTGGAGTGCATTCAGGTAAATCTTTTTGAGCCAGAGGCATTAATGTTGATATTTCATTTAACTTTCTTTTCAACATTACTTCTGTTTCAGGGATGCTCATCAAATCATAGCTTTTAGAAACTATTCTTGATTGCGGATATGATTTATCACTCTTTGATTGAGCAGCTGACCAATCAGTGAAGATAAAACGAATATTCATATGGTTCTGCGTTACGATATTCTGGTGTAACCAGCGGTAAATAGAACCTTGTCGGATATAATCATCGGTATTAGAACCATTGATATAACTGTATGTGCCTGTGGATTTAAAGTCTTCTAGTGCGCCTTCAATCACAAAATCAAACTTACCTGATATTGTGTATTCACCTAGTTTTTTATGTCCACGTACTTCCATAAAGACAGGGATACAATCTTTAGGAATATTATTTGGGTCAGGGTTTACTTCTATTCTATCGATTATTTTCTTTGGATAACCAAGGGATTCTAGCGATTCATATAAACTGCCATTGTTCCATGAATTCTCAATAGACTCATGTATGGCTGTGCCTATACGTGCTGGTATCATTGATGATATATCACCTGATTTATCCAGGTCTTTATTTTGTCTTGCTAGAACTATTGATCGAATAGGTTTATTGAATGTTGTGGCACTAATTATGAACGGGTCATGATTGTGATCATATCCATCAGTACTTAGCCATACCGCTATTGAAATCGGTAATGAATACTGGTTGGTTAACTGCATAGGGTGTCCTCCAGAACTTAGAGAAGTGCGCGGAGCGCACAGTTACTCTGTTCAGACGTTGAATTATTGTAACATTGAAATATTTATGAACAAGCCCTAAAACACTATATACGTAGTGTTTATGGCGTATGTAGTACTACTAACAGGACGTTAGTAATAGATATAATTACTTGTTAATGGATAGAAGGATTAAGAGAGTTAAGTTTAATTTCTAATTCTTTTGTCGCTTTTTCTATTTGGCTTTTGTCGTCTAGTTGATTTAGCAAATCTGCTAATTCTTGAAAAGCAGTTACAAGTCCTACTGAAATGTCATAATCTTCTTTTGTAAGTAGTATTTTTCCGCATTTAGGACAAGGTTTATTTAGGTATTGTGTGAAATCTCCGAGTTGTACATTTTTATTTACGTAATCGCAGTTTTCGTTATCACATGCTACACCTGATACTTTTAGTAATCTTGGTGTTTCTATTTTTTTACTTGTCACTTGTTCTTTCCTCAATGGCATCATGTACCGTGTTATAAATTGTTTGGTTATTACAGTAATTGGGTAGCTTTATTTCATCTGCCCATGTCGGGTAGAAAACAGACATTTGCCCACCTAGTTTTATTTGGTCATGCTGTAATTCTGGTAAGTCTTGCCATTCCATTGCTTTGATTAAGTTATCGTTAAGCCATTTGAGCGTATCCAGATCATCTTTAACGATGAAATATTGTGCATCATGGATATGTGATATTGGTTTAATGTTTTCTGCGTAAGCAGAAGCTAAGAGCTTCTCATGCAGTTCTATGGATGCTCGGTTATTGAGCATACCGTAACTTTGTCCATGGAAATTACCCATGGTTCTACCTTCTTTTTGCGCTTCATAGGGAGTAATTCTAGTATTAATAATAGTTTTACCCAGGATAGGTGTACGTAGCCTTAGTCCAAATGCTGCAGTCGTGTGACCTACCTTAGAAGCCAGTGCTATTTTGTCTTGGATATACTCGTCAGATACTTTGTATAGATTATGGTAATTATTATAGATTTTTACTGCTTCAGGCTGTGAGAACCCAAGTCCCATAATAGCGACATACGTTCCCTGGTAGGTCAAAGCAAACGTAGCATTCTTTGAGCTTTGTCTTAAATGGGTATATTTAGTTTCGATAGAATTAATGCCGTTAACGTTATTAATAATATCTGGCATTTGATCACCGAAGTAAGAATACGCTCTTAAACAATGCCCATCGTAGCCGTCTTCATAGACTTTTACTTTATTTGGGTCTTTAGTTGTCAGGGCTGATATCTTGTCTTCTAAACTAGCAAAGTCAGCACCTACCATGAGCCAACCTTCAGGTGCAGTAAAGCACTGCTTAATAATTTTGGCGTATTTACTGCCTGTGCTAGGCAAGTTCTGTAAGTTAATATTGGATGAACTTAATCGTCCTGATAATGTGCCACCGATATTGAAATTACCATGCAGGTAGTAACAATTATCTTGTTTCTGAACAGTCTTGTCTTTAAAGGCTTTAACGAATGTATTAACTATCTTACTTACCTTGGCTATATCAATAAGCAATTCTAGTATTCGTTTATATTCTGGATTAGCATTCTTATCCAGATTATTAAGTAACTTTTGTATTGAATCTGCACCTGTTGATGGCAGTTTAGTCTTAGTCCTGTCCATAACAGTCAAATTCATGTGCTCATAGAGCAATGCAACCGTTTGTTTAGGTGAAGCAGGGTTATAGTTGTCTTTAAACTCCTCTAAGTCCTTTACTAACTTGGATAAAACCATATTAGCTTTTACGCAAGCCATTTTTTGTTGATTTTCTTCAAATTCTTTAATTGTACGTAGGCTATACAGTTCTTTATTCAGTTCAGCCTCTACTTTAGTTAGCTTATCCCAGGTAATAGTGATTTGTGCCTTGTCCATAGGCATCCCATTCAACTCCATGTGGGTTATTACCTGCATTGTAGGTATCATTATGTCCTTATAAACTGCTAACTGCTTGTCTTCTACCATAATAGGGTAGTTCTTTTCTTTTACGTACCAAGTAGCAAGACAATCGATGAGGTTATACTGTAATAAAATATCTAATGGGATAAGTTTTATATTTTTAATGTCTTCTTGTGCATAGTTACCTGTATATTCAAAAGCAGCTTGTTTTAGGTTTAGTTTATTCTTGGCTGATGAATTAGTTGCGAGATACGTCATTATTAACGTGTCATCAACGTTTTTAAACATTGTCTTAAGACCTAAGAGAAGTCCTTTAGTATCTAAGGCATGATCCATAAATAACTTATAGATAATTACCTTTATGTCAAAAGTACCGCCATGGTATATAAGCTTGCCTTTGTACGTTAAAAAGAATTCTCGAAGTGAATCAAGTATTAACCAGTTGTCTGTTGTAGGAATAAACAGATCGACAGCAAAAGCTATACCATTATGTTTGTCCCAGGCAAATCCTATTGTGCCTAATCCACAGGTAGCTATATCAAGTCCGAATGTTTCTACATCACAGACTAGTTCTTTGTGCTGGTGCAGTTTTTGTAACTGCATATTAATCTTAACGGTTGTATCAGGGTAGACAGCAGAATGTATGATGTCTGTGCCTAAATCAATATGTGTACCGTTACTATGGTTTGTCAGCGTTTCTAGTGACATATCCAGACGTTCTTTTATCAATGGGTTGTAGAACAACGATTGATAATTAACCGATAGGATGACGTTTAAATACTCGTATTGAGGTATTGCACATGGTTTTATATAACCATGATGTGGTTCAGCTCTACGTAACTTGGTTAAGGTCTTAAAATAATGACCATCAGCTACTAAGAGTGTTTTTACACCAATACTTTTGCAGGCAGTCAGCACAGTAGTTAGGTGTGTTTTAATGAGTTTTACAGGAGCTTTATTGGTTTCGTTATATTCAAGTCCAATAAAAATAATATTATCGCCAGGAATACCTTGTGCCTTTAATGGCTCTAGGTAGTAGTTAACTAATTCTTTTTCAGCTAATGCTGCTTCTTTTATGAGAATTGCTACAGTGTATTTATTTTTACTATTTGGTTCAGGTGTAACGTATAGCATAATTCCTCACTTTTGAATTTGTGTAGCAGTTGCATACTTTTGTTGCATCTTATGAACACCCAAGAACATTACAACAATCAGGTTTGATTCTGACAGTGATGCTTAGATTGACTCTGCTACGATAGCCATATTAGGAGATATTTCTCAGGTTCAACACAATATATTTAGGTGTATCTATTATTCTCTTTAAGGTACTTAAATACAAATACTGTATAGAGTAGATAGAGTGATATAGGAAAAGATAATCGTAGATAAACACTATTATTTAAGGTTTATCAGTAAGGGCATTTACGAGTAATCTCTGATTAATTACAGAAGATGTGTCTATGTTGTTTTTAATAAGGTGTTCTTTGTATTCTTCAGCTAAAGCACTTGGAAGATATGAATCTGCGTATAAATTCATTTCCTTACAGAGATGATTATCCAGTAAATAAGCAAAATCATATTGATCTTCAGAATGATTGAGTAGCTGTTTAATATAGTTAATAACTATAGTGTGCTCTTCATCGACTGTTTCGTACATACTGACAAGCGCATTTAATTGCTGTGTACTATCTTTTGAAAGCATATCCATTTTAATTACTTCTGGGAAAGTTTTGTAAGAGTTTGTAAAAGAAAATACAGCTTTTATAGAAGCCCATTTAGTAAACGCATGGAATAAAATGTAATGGTTCTTAAAAGAAATATAGTAATCTTTCTCTGTAGATAGCTTTTGTTCATGTAATACTTTAATAAATATTCTTGATAGCTCAGTACGTATATTTGTTTTAGGGATACTATAAAGTTTATGTATCGCTGAATCACGTAAATCTACTTTTTCTTGGTCAAATGCTAAACTCATTTCAGCACTCCATTGTTTGGTTGTGTAATAGTACTATACAGTTATCTTTAGTCGGGGTTAAATTAGTACATAATGTCTCGTTATTTTTTGTTTCAATAAGCAGATAATTACATTCTTTACAGTTGCGTACATTGATATGTTTTATTATCGTTTCTTGATCTATGTCATTAAGTAATTGTGAATCTCTTAGTCCTTTTTCGTCTTTATACATATTATTTTGGTTTATAGTAAATTGTTTCGCCTATGGTTGATTCTTTATGTTGGGAGTAGCATAACCAGATGACAGGGTATGTTTGTTCTTCTGTTATATCTCTTGCATAAAGGTCTGTGAAGTACAGTAATGCTTGTGGTTCATTTTCTTTGCAGTAATTAATTACAGGTTCAAAGGATGTGCCACCACCACCAGTAAACTCAAGATCAAGAATATTAGTATCTTCTGTTACTTCGTGTATATGGTTAATACGGTTATCACAATCAATGATTGTTAATAACTTT